ACTAAACATTACGTCTAGGAGAAACAGATGGAAATTAAGACACTTGTATCAATCGCCCCTCTGGGCGTAGTTGCGGTCGGCGCAATCTTTTCGTATGCAACNTTGAGCGCGGAAAGTAACGGTAATGCCGAAGACATCCGCGATAACAAAACGGTTATTCAGCGACACACGGAGCAGATCGCTGAGCTAGACAAGAACGTAACGGTCGTTCAAGCCAAGGTTGATTCGGTACAAGAAGACGTTTCCGAAATGAAAGCGGACACCAAAGTGATCTTACAGTTAATAACTAACCAACAGCGCCGCCAAACAAATTAGCGTGAATGGATACAATTATTGTTTTTGCATTAGTTGTTGTGCTCGGCGAGGCCGGTGATGAAGAGAAAATTGCTTCGCACTGGGCGCGCTTACAACATTGTCTAAGTGACGCTCGGCTTTTGTCGCGGCGGGAAGATAACTATCGCCCGATAATTGCGTATTGCAAACCTGTGGAAGTGAACCCTGCCGAAACGCGCGTGTTAGGTTTAGAGCTAAAAGGCGAATAAATAGTTGTAAGTAAATAATAGCTACGGTATTATTATCTATACGTGTATCAGTACGATAACTGATCGCCCCGTAGGCGTTAAAAACGTACCCCTCGTCTACAAAAGACGTTAAACCTGTCGAGGTCGCACCTCGTTAATCTGCGCTGATTCGTCGTCCCACGATACGGGAACACGGATTAGCCGCTCCTCAAAGTCGGCTAAACAACGCGGCACGTCCGCATAATTTTGTCACTTACAGGAACTTTTATCATGGCTTTAACTAATTTCGGTACGCTTTCGGGCGATCAACTTCAGGCGTGGTCACGCGACTTTTGGCGCGTAGCTCGCAATCAATCATTCATTAATCAGTTCGCGGGTAGCGGTTCAAACGCTATGGTGCAGCGGATCACTGAGCTTACTAAAAACCAGAAAGGCACCAAAGCGAACATCACTTTGCTTGCTGACATGACCGGAGACGGCATCACTGGCGACAACACTTTGGAAGGCAACGAAGAAGCCCTCCGCGCGTATGACATAACCATTGAGCTAGATCAGCTACGTTTTGCTAACCGCATCGCTGGNCGCATGACTGACCAGAAAACCGTGGTTAACTTCCGTGAGCAATCGCGTGANGCACTTGCTTATGCAATGGCTGATCGCTGNGACCAGTTNGCGTTCTTGACGCTTTCCGGCGTTGCTTACACACTGAAAAACAATGGTGCTTTGCGCGCTACGTCAGGAACTGCCGGACACGAACTTGTTGATCTTGAGTTTGCTTCCGACGTATCTGCTCCGACTGCTGCACGTCATCGTCGATGGGACGCTACAGACGGTCTTGCTGCTGGCGCTACTAACGCTGTTGCAGCTGCTGACAAGATTAGCTATGAGTGTATCGTTAATCTCAAAGCGTATGCAAAGGATCAATACATTCGTGGAATTCGCGGTGCTGGTAACCAAGAAACTTTCCACATGTTTGTAACTCCGCAGCAGATGGCTGATCTGAAACTTGATGCNAGCTTCTTGGCGAACGTTCGTAACGCTGGTGTACGCGGCACTTCGAACAGCTTGTTCAGCGGTTCTTCNAGCCTNATGGTTGATGGTGTGATGATTCATGAATTCCGTCATGTCTTCAACACTGCTGGAGCTACGTCTGGTTCAAGTGGAAATGCTGGAGCGGCTGGTTACAAGTGGGGTGCTGGTGCAAACGTTGATGGAGCACGCGCTCTGTTCTGTGGTGCTCAAGCTCTCGCAATGGCTGACATTGGATTGCCGGAAATGGTGGAGGACACGTTCGATTATGGCAACCAGTCTGGTATTTCGGTTGGCAAGATCTTCGGACTTCGCAAGCCCAAGTACAACTCAGATATCACTAGCAGCGTCCAAGATTTCGGCGTTATATGCTTAGACACTGCGCAATAAGGCAGTGAAATATCGGCCCCCTCTTCGGAGGGGGTTTTTTATTCTGAGGAGAACACGATGGGTATATTTGATTTTTTAAAACCAGATAAAGAGAAAACTAACGCGCGGAAAAAGGCGGCATCTTCCGCAGCAGCAGCACGGCGCGAAGCACTAGCCGAAAAAGAGAAAGTTCGCAAAGCAAAATTAGCCGCGCAAAAGAAAGCGCGCACTGACAAGAAAGCTACACCAAAATCTACGCCTGCTTCGACACGCGCGCGCATTGCGGAAAAAGAGAAAGTTCGCAAAGCAAAACTAGCCACGCAAAAGAAAGCGCGCACTGACAAGAAAGCTACACCAAAGCCTAAAGCAACCGCAAAGAAGCAATCGCAGTACGCTAATTTAGATAAAGGGACAAAGGACGCTGCGGGGCTTACCAAAGGGCAAAAAGCAAGTACTCGAAAAGCTGTCTCTGTCAGCAAATCTACTGGAACTGTAAAAACCAAAGGCGGGGACTACAAGACCTTCGCTAAAGGATCAAAAGCGTCTGGCAATTTTCGCGAAGCGTTTGCTTTGGCTAAAAAGAAAGGCGGGAAGACGTTTACTTGGAATGGGAAGAAGTACAGCACAAAAACTAAATAATAGGACAAATTCATGGAAATTATTACAGATAAGCCACTCAGGATAGCAACACTTTCGGGCGCGGCAATAGCGTTTGAGGCAGGCATTCCAATTACAGTAAGTGAAGAAATTGGGTTATTGGCACTACAGCAGGGCGCAAGGGATTGTAAATCAATTATTGAGCCTGTTGTTAGCGCCGTCCCCAAAAATTTGTCGGGCCAAGCAACTTTAGAAGAGGCTTTGGCTCAGCTTATAGAGGAAGGTGATCCAAGTAATTTCAAAGCTGATGGCTCTCCAAAAGCAGCGGTTGTTAACAAACTAATGAGCCGCACAGTTACGACTGATGAGCGCGCAGCGGCGTGGGAAGCAGTGCTTAACGCATAGGTATAAAAATGGCGGTGACGGTACAAAGCGTAATTGATCGAGTACAAACCGTACTCCAAGACACGACGGGTATTAGATGGCCCGTTGTTGCAGAGCTTGTGTTATGGGTAAACGACGCTCAACGTGAAGTTTCGTTGTTAAAGCCCGACGCGAGTGCTGTAAATACAACTGTTACGTTAACAACTGGAACTAAACAGTCCATTCCTGCAACTGGGAATCGCCTGTTAAAAGTCGTTCGTAATATGTCGGCTGCTAGTGGGGGCACGGGCAAACGTGCGGTACGTCTTGTAGACATGGAGGTGCTTAATGGTCAATCGCCTGATTGGCACGATCCTGCTGTAACGGGGGATGCTGCGCATACATCTGTTGTAAAACATTATGTTTACGAAGCGTCCAGCCCAAGGGAGTTTTATGTGTATCCGGGGGTAGCAGGCAGCAGTTCTTTTTTAGAGATTATTTATTCTGCAAATCCTACAGCGGTTGCGCAGGGGGATAACTTATCAATCCCTGATATTTTTGCGACCGCGATTATGAACTATGTTTTGTATATGGCTTATATGAAAGACACTGAATACGCTTCAAACCAGCAACGCGCGGCTACCCATTTTCAATTATTTACTGTTTCTATAACCGGTAAAGGCTCAATTGACGCGCTGACTAATCCAAATGGGGACATAAAACCTGCTCCCCAACCTGCGATGGTGTAACGCATGGCAATTTCCTACGAGACGCTACTCCCAGAGATTTTGCCCATAATTTATGATTGCCCGGATATGTTGATCGAAAGAACTATTCGCACGGCTGTTATTGATTTATGCCAGAAATCCAGTGTGTATCAACGAGAGCTTGATGCAGTAACGACTGTTGGCAACGCTTATGAATATGATCTTGAAGCGCCTTCAGGAACAACAGTTCATAAAATCTTGTGGGTTACTCACGGTGGTCAGTCGCTTGAGCCAGTAACCAGTTCTTTGTTAGAGCAGAAACTGCCGAAGTGGCGAGACACTGGGTACACCGGCACTCCGAAATACTATGTGCAGCAAACCAGTTCTTTATTTTGGTTGGTTCCTGTCCCATCTGCAACTCAAGCGGCTAGCACCATTGTACAAGCGGTTTTGAAGCCTACGCATGATAGTGTCGCTTGCGATGATGACATCATGAATGACTACCGAGAAACAATTGTAAATAGCACGTTGTTTCGGCTGTTAATGATGCCCAACAAACCGTGGACAGATTTCAATACTGCAACTGCGTATGGCGGCATGGCCGCATCAGGAGTAGAGAGCGCGCGTGTNCGTGCAAAAAGAAGCGATGGTGTAGCTAGGAAGGTAAATTATGGAGGCATCCCCACACGAACTCGATACCGCAATCGAGGATGGCGCGCCGGTTATTAGCGATATTTGTGAGCACTTTAAATGGGTGCTGCCGGGAGTACAGGAAATATTAGATGATCAACCGCAGTTAACGTGTACGGCTGATCAAGTAGCAAGCGCCTGTATGTTTGGCGAAGCAACTCTTTGGGTAACAGACGAAGGGTTTGTTATTTCTACCGCTGAAGTGGATACATTTACGGGCGACAGAACTTTTTTAGTGTGGATGGCTTGGGCAAAAAAACGCGGCGATAACTGCGCTAAAAAGTACTACAAATTTTTTAGCGAGTTTGCTAAGGCAGACGGGTTTAAACAGATAGAAGTACGGTCAGCTGTGGCCGCGTTAATGCCTAAGTTGGTATCAGAAGGTTGGGACATAGACACCATAGTTTATACAAGGGAACTTTAAAATGGGCGGTAAACCGAAAGCATCTGACAAAGCGCCTTCACAAGCTGAGATTGCTCAGACTCAAGTGGCAGCGGATAAGAAGCAATTCTTCCTCGATAACTATGCGCCTCTAAATCTAGCTGAGCTAGATGATGCATTGACGGATAGCGTAAAAACCACAGCACGTTCTCGGACTAACGCAGATGTCATGCAGGCGACTACAAGCACTCCCACTTACCGTGAAACGGCTGACCTTTCGGATAACGCGGGTAAAAATGCAGCTACTTTAACCACCGCATTAGGCCAAGCGACAGCGGGGGCGAAAGATTTTCAGAATAAACGAGTAGCGGCATCTATCGGTGTTGCACAGGGGCAAAGTGCAGATAACGATAAAGCTATGCAAACGCTGGCAAACATTGGCAATGCAGAAGTTATAGCAAAAGCAAAACGTCGGCGTGAAGAAAATGCAGCCCTTGTTTCAGCTGGCGTCAAAATGGCCACTGCCGGGGCCGATAAAAAGTTTGGGAAGGACGGGAAATGGGGACAGTTCAGAAAAGCACTCGAAGAGTACAAAACTCCAGTTTAAAGCTCTCATTTAGAAAAGAGGTTACATAATGACCGTAGGAAGAAATATTTCTCAAGCAGCTGTTGGTTCATTACCTAATCCAACAGGCAGCTTAATAGCTAGCGGACAATACGGTGTTGATCCCGAGCAAACCCTCGCCAATATGACGAGAGCGGATTACAACTATTATCTACAAAATATCCGCCCTCGCGAGCTAGAACTTATAGATCGCGCGCAGAATGATACGAGTCTGATTGATCAGGCAAAAGAAGACCGTAACATGTCGGCGGGTCTTCTAAGCGGTGTTGAAGAACGCAACCGTTCTCGATATGGAGCAGCTTTGACTCCTGCACAACTACAGCAGCAACAAAAATCTATTGAGCGCGAAACAACTTTAGCAGGAGCGGGGGGCGTTAATAACGCGCGTGTTGCACAGAAAGACGCAAACCGAGGGTTGATGGCTGACTTAATTAATATTGGGCAAGGCGTAAATCGCGCCTCGATGCAGGGTCTTAGCGGTGCGGCTCAAAATCAAGCTAATCGAAATACAGCATACGAAAATGCTAAGTCTGCCTATAAGGCACAAACTACGAACATGATCGGTACGATGGGCGCAGCCGCTATTTTTGCGTTTATGTAGAGGAATAAAAAATGAGTTTACCGGGATTTGAAGCTTTCACAACTGCGTTATCGGCAGGTGCAAACCTGCGTGCTGGCAAAGAACGCGAAGGGTTAATAGCGGAGCAAACGAAAGCAGCCGAAAGGGAGAATAACGTTGCGGAAGTTAAAGCAAGAAACAACCAATTAATGCTACTAGCCACACGGGCAAATGTTGTTAGACCGGGCGCGTTAGAAATTGATACCGACCTAATGCAAGAGGCGTTAAAACCTAATCCAGATGGACAGATAAAGCCAGAGGTTCAAGCATTACTCTCTGCACTTGGTAATATCGATGGCGACACGCCAAAAGGCTTCCAATTCAAAAATGCGATAGTAAACGACGGTCAAATAACCTTAACCGGCTCTCACGAAAACGGCACACCCGGCGTAGCTACTGTTAATAGGGCATCTGATGATGCAGCCCCTGTTGCTAGCATGTCGGCGGGCGATGCAGCTAATCTCGCAAGTTCCCAATACTTTATGTATATGTCAGATCCAGCCTATGCATCAGTTTTCAGGGAACAACAACTGAAACAACAAGGAGTTACGGTAGGAGAAGCCATTACTGATCGGGCCTTAGAGTTAAGACAAAGCTTGGCCGCACAGCAGGGTGCCATACAAAACGCTCTAACCGCTATAGGGAATAAAAAATTATCAGCGGATTTTAAACGCTCATATGCTGCCGCAAGCGGCAATCCTCAAGAGCAATATAAGATTTTACAGTTGTTTTCGGAAAAGCTGGAGTTGCAGAATGGCCTTCCGCCTGAAGAAGAAGTTGCAAAACTTCCATCAGAAAAACCCCCTCTTAACCCAGATGGGTCTGAGCAAAGACCTGCATTAAGCAATGTTCCGTTAGACGATTTACAAGCTAGGATTAGCAAGGTCGATCAAACGGGGCCGGGAATTCCGCTTTCCCCGAAAGCCGTACAGGCGGTTGCTAATTCGACGGACAAAGATATTGCCGAAGGCAAAGTTCAATTTACTCAAGAAGATATTACCTCACTTAGGCAAGGTCTTGTAGACGCGGGTATCGGTGACATGATTGCGTTACAGAAACAAGATCGCACAACGCAACGACAAGTGTGGGCGGCATTGTCTTCTCTAGCGACTACTGACTCTCAAAAAGATGCTTACAACACGCTCTTTGTCAATATGCTCTCGACTGGCACTTCGATGGACCAGAAGTCTTTGTCTGCGGCGCAAGTTGCTCAGCAGAAGGCAAACACCTCACAAGGAACGCTGGAACTAAGTCAGAAAAATTACTGGATTAATTTGCAAAACAGCAACAGTCGAATGCAGGAGCTAGGAAATGATATAAGTAAGGAGCGCGGAGAATTTTTTGGGAAGGTTGATGAACAATTTAACAAAGGCGCTTTTGGAGTTGATGGGGACGAAATAAATGAAACGATGGATTGGGACGAAAAACGGTTTCAAAAAGCAGTTTTTGGAGTTGGTGGCGCGGCAACCAAAACTGCGAGCGCGCTTCGAGCAAGCAAAAACAGATTAGGGCTGAAGACGGGAGTAGTAGCTTTGCAAGGCACCGATGCTTATGCCTTGCGTCAAAAACTAAACAGTATTTATTCTAACTCAATCCAAGCCATGAATTTAAGTAATAAATATGAGTGGAGTTTTGCAACAGACTCAGATCCGGGCATTGTAGGCGGCGATAATTTTTTTAATCGCATTAGCTTTACCCCCGCAAAAGACGGTACGCCTGCAAGTTTTATTATTCTTGACCAAGCTAGCGGAAATAAAACCGGAGATGAAATTCCAGCGTCTGACGTAAAAAAAATGTTTGGTGCAAAGTTATATATCGATTTTGTTGCACAGTTAAGACAAGCTAAAGCTGGAAAGCCTAGATAATGGCTGATCCGTTAGAAGAATTTATGGCCCAGAATGCTGGGTTACAAGGGCTTGAAGACGGAGCAGCAGATCCGTTACAGGACTTTATTAACGGTAATAAGGCACTAAGCAATCTAGAAGAAAACGAACGCCAAAATGCGACAATTACTCCTACAACTCCTGACAAACTGTCGGATACTTTTGGGCGCGGATATGAAACTGCTGCCGTTGGTATGCAGACAGATCTCGATTATTTTAAGGGGCTGGGCAATACCTTACTAGGTCGCGAAGAAGCCGCTGCACAAAACATTAGAGAAGCTCAATCGGCAGAAGAACGCTCGAACAATTCTTTTGGGGAGATGCATGAGTTTTCTGAGTTCTACGAAAATCCTACGTTTGAGGGCTTTGCTGAACAAACCGCTAAATATGCAGGGATGGGCATTCCTTATTTACTGGGTACTATTGGAAGTGGAATGGGTGGAGCGGTTGCTTCTGTTGTAGGCAAAGGTGTAGCAACTGCAAGCTCTCGTCACATTGCAAAACGCCTTGTTAGAGAAACTCTTGAGAAGAGAATGAAGGGCGGTACTCTTGACGTTGACGAGAAACATTTACTGGAAGCGTCATATCGGTTAGCAAAGAAGACGGCTCCGGGTCGCGTTGCATCTAACTTAACCGCGAAGCGTGGGTTTGTCGCGGGGCAATTCGGCCAAGAATATTCCAGCATGGCGGGTGCAAACTTTGGCGAAAACCTTGAGGTCGAGGGTGTTGATAATGAGGAAGCAGCGTGGCGTGCGTCGTTAGTAGCGGTTCCACAAGCCTTAATAGGTGTAGCGGGGGAGCAGTTTACAGCGGGATTACTTCGTGATTCGTTATCAAAGGTAGCGGCAAAACGCTCCGTAGAAAAAGGGTCTAGCTTCGACGCCTTTTCTAATATTATGAAAAGCACTGCCAAAGGTGCAGCGTCTGAAGGTGTGCAAGAAGTTGCGCAAGACTCCCTTCAAATTGCAAACCGTTTATCTATTGACGAGGACTACGGCAGTCAAGATGTTCTCATGCGTATTGCCGAATCAGCTTTTGGTGGCGCAGCTATGGGTGGTCCATTAGGTGGATCAGTTTCGGCTCTTGGCGAAACAAGCAGCGGATTAAAAGGAGTATTTAGCAAAGCAAATAAGTACATCGAAGAAACGCGCAGTATGGAAAGAGATGCGCAGATTGACAGTGAGCAGTTTGGAGAAGATACCGGGATTTCTAATCCCGAACCACAATCTCAACTGTCCGCGCAAATGCGCGCAATGTTAGATGAAACTTCTGAACGGCATTCTATGTGGGTAGAAGGTACAAACCCTTATCGAGAAGCCGACGCAAGCGGTGAGGTGTCGAGCGTATTTGCAGAAGATTCGAATGGAGAACCTGTTGAACTCTTCATGAAGTTTATAAAAGGTCGCGGCACCATAATTTCTAAGAGCAGATCCGTAGTAGATGCTGTAACAGAAAGTGATGCTAGCGATGCTTCACTGGCTGAAGCACTTGGCTATACTGGAACCCGTGAAGGCGCAGACATTTCCGTAGAAGCACTCGACGCCGAGGGCAATGTAGTTTGGCAAGAAGCATCGACTTCAGATCGCTGGTTGGAGTCAGTGTCAGAGGCTGAGCGACAAGTCCCCGAAGGCGGCTCTATTCGCCGCCGCACAATAAGAGAAGCGTTGGAGGATCGGCAAAAACTTTTTAACAAAGAACAAGGGCCAACGCTCCGTAAAACTTCTGGCGGTGAGACGGTTAATAGAGGTTACCAAAAAGGTAGAGCTGCCCGTATGATGGCAGAAGAATCGGTCAGCGATAATACTCTTCTTAGCAACAACTCTGAAGTATTTAACGATGATTCCAACCAACGAGAGTTTGAACAGGCCACGCAGGTCACTGAAGCTGCGGAGTACACTGAAATAGGCGGTTTGGGTTCTTTAGCAAGTCGCGTAATAGATGAAGCTACAGGTGAGTACAAGACTTACGGAAACACTCAAGAAAACCGGGACAATTTTCAACTAGCATTCCAGCAGCAGTACCCAAATATAAACTGGTCGCTCCCAGAATTTGCGAAGCTTACAGAGTCTCTTCTGCTCAAGGCGACACAACTAAAGCTTCAAACCCCCGACGCAGATATTGTGTTTACCTTT